AAACGGAACTTGAAAACCTTGCCGTTCTTTTCTGGATGCTTGGGGTCGTTTACAACCAGAATGTTTGCGACGTAGTTTAGGGTACGACGCTGGCGACGTGCTTGATTCTTTGCTTCTTCTGTACCAACTTCGTTCCACAGAATTCCGTTGAACTCCATAACTGGACTTTCAAGACCAATAGAAGAAGGACAATTTTCGATAAACCAACGCTTGTTTGCAGGGTTTTGGAAAGAATAGGACCAGTATTTTACGAATGGTAGCTGGTCGTCCGACGTTGCAGGTAGAAAGCGGATTACTGCTGCTGTGTTACCGGCTGCGTCAGGGTCAAGCTTGTAGAAGGTATCGTCGGTGTAATCCTTCTTGCCTGATGATTCTTTTTGAACTGCTGCTAGTAGGTGTGCGAATGCTGATGTATTTGCCATTTATATTTTCCTTTGTATGATTTGTGTTTAGTGTGATGTGTCTTTGTATAGATACTCATAATCTAATTCGACATCAAATTCCTCGAAGCTTTCTGTATAGTCTTCATCAAGAACGTAACTATTTAGAATGCGTGTAGACTTGCCTTTTCCCGCGACCTTTCGAGTGCGTCCGTCGAAATCATCGAACCGTGACTCTCGCTGTTTACGCATGAATTTAGACATGATATTCAGAGTGCTCCTGATAAAACTTTGAGTTGATTATTTGGGTTAGAGTGTCTTTGTCAAATGACACAAAACTTCGATACTTGCAAAGAACTAGACCAACAGAATCCCACACTGTATCTCGGGTGATGGTCGATTTCCAATTATCTAGAAAGTGGAAGTGAGAGTCAAGTATTACTAGAGTCTCGGGAGATATGTTCTTTACAAGATATTCTTTTAGAAGGGTCGGCGTTTGATTGCCGACTTTTATGATATCGCCAAATTTAGCGTAGGGCAAATCTAAAATCTCTCGTTGTACCAGTGAGTTTTTCATTGTCTTACGCTTAAGCCAGTCTTGGTAAATTCTGTCTGACTTATTAGGATCATACAGAAACTCTTCGAATCTTTCAACAAAATTTGCGACGAAGTAGTGTCCTACCTGTTCGCCATACCTGTTAGATATGGACTCAAACCGCATACAGTCATTGCGACGCACAAAAGATTCTTGAGTTGCACTGGACTTTAGATTGTACTTAAAGGCATCGTAATGCCAAGTGGTGAAATGATTTTTGAGGGCGATATAGTATTTGTATGCTTTATAAGCATTCAACCGTATTTCTCCATTTCTTCATCTGTCAGGTCAATCCTGATAACCTCTTCATCTCCGTTAAGAAATTTGAAAATGTCAAGTGCAGTTGTAAGATCGAGTTGATGGCCTTCGTACACCACTTCGTTATCAATTTTAATGATTACCCAATCACCAGAACCCAATACTCCGTTGCTAAGCACTTCGACTTTTCTAGGCATTTTATTCTTCCAATTCAAATTGAAGAGTTGATTTTCTGGGCAAATAGTTTTGTGTTATTGCCTCTACTTCAATCTTCTTCTTCAGGTTAGAGTTAATATACTTTACGGTGTCCTCTGGGTCCAGCGAGTTTTCTTCACAGTATTCTAGAATGGCTTCGACATATGTATAGTCTGACTCGAACACCATCTTATCTATAATCATTTCAAACTTTGAAGCTGTTAGAAACCGCTCATTGATGTCTTCTTTACTTTGGCTTAGCATTCTTTTTCGGCTTCCAATATTCCATGTTAACAAGTGTGGGTCGGGTCAGTCCTTTGTCCAGATACGCCACACAAAACTTTTGCTCGTCAATTTCTTTTGCGCAGACGAACTCTTGACAGTAAAGATATTCGTCACTCAAGGTGTTCTTCAAAACAATCAATTTACTCTCCTATAATTTTCCAATTGGTAATAGTCTTTCCTGTCACATCCTGAATCTTTTCTGTTAATTCTGTGTGAAGTTGTTTGACATTTCCCGATTGAATTAGTTCAAAAAGTCTACAGTAGAATTCAACCTCTGATTCTGTTGGTTCATCTGTGTCGCAGGAATTTCCGCAGTCGTGACAGGTGTAGTCAAATCCATCTTCCCAACCAGCACAGTATCCGTCGCGATACCCAAAATCGTAAGCCTTCTGATCTCTAGACTGTTTGCAGCTTTGGGTTTTATTTATCGCACCATCAGCCATATACTCTCCAGATACTTTCTTCGAACACTGTTTGTAAAACTTTTTGCATGCTTGCGAACATGTGCGTTTGGTATTCTTCGGGAGGCATCCACTTGAAAGAGCTTAGTTCAGGATATTCTTTTCCGTCTTTGGTTTTAAATGTTGACTCGCAAACCAACTCTTCTACTTGAATTGAAGTGGACCGGATCGTAGCCATATAGAGAACTAGGTCTTTGTACCTAGAATAATTGAAATAACCCAAGAAAGTCAAATCATTCTCCCCGAATGTGAGGCCAGTTTCTTCCTTACACTCTCTGATCGCAGCATCTATGTGTCGCTCACCTTCTTCTAGTTGACCTTTCGGAATGTCGTATTTGTTGTTTCCGGTTGAAAGGCCAACGAGAATTTCTCCTTCCTCGTTGATAATCAACACTCCACAACTAACAGGCTTAGCCATATTAATCTCCAATTTGTTTTAGGTAAGGCCCATACAAAGAAAGGGATTCTCCGTTAGAACACTCGACCGTATAAATTTTTTCTAGTTCGAAACCTGCAAAGAATAGTTGCGGCGCAAACAGTGCGTACACGCCACCCTTAGATTCACACAAGGATATCGCTCGATTTACGGTGTTTCCTGATAACTCTGGAGAGCAAGCAGAAACACTAAGAAGGATGGATGCAGAAATAAGAAGCTTATTCATTTAAAGATTCCTAGATTTTATCAACACTGGCATTAATAGTAGCCTGAAGCTCTTCTATTGTTTTTCGCAACTCGTCTAGAGCCTTGCAAACGAAAGCATCTCGAACATGGGAATGTCGATTAACTTCCACCTCCATTCCCTTGTGCTGTAGCATATAACCAGAATCTGTTTTAATTACAATCACGAAAGTTCCTCGAAAGTATTAGCGACAGTCTTGTCTAGTCGAATCTTATGAAAGATCGGCAAAAACAAAGAATAGTTTCCGCTCTTATCCTGAATCACTTCATTATACTTTACCTCAATGATTGATCCAAGCTCCCACGTAACTTTTCTTTGAGAGTCAGAAAATCCCGATCCGACACTTGTAACAAGTTTACCACACTCTGTTTCACAGGTCAATGCGCCTAGCATCCCTCGGTATTTCCCAGTTCCTTCCAAAGTACCTGTAACCCGCAGTTCACAAGTCTTCTCGGCTTTCATCTTGATGAAGCTATTTGATCGTTTGGCCTCCCATGGGGAATTCGGGTCTTTTAGAATAACCCCCTCTTTCCCCAACTCCAAATAATCGTTAAAAATTTTCTCTGCTTCTTCATAAGAGTTGACATACTGGTAATCAGTCAGACTGATAAGAGCATTGCCTACAGTGCCAGAAGCGTACTGCTTATAAAGTTCAGTCAAAACTTCTTCACGCTTCTTGAGCGGCAAATTGAAAATCTCGGATTCTAGATATTCGGTTGAAACGGCGTCCCACAAAGAAACCCGAAACCTACTTGCTTCTGCTTTGGTAATTGTTCCTTTGATTGCCTTGTTGCAAATTCCGTTGCCAGCCTTGCGAGGCATGAATAGGCCGTCGTCGTCAACAACAAGAAGCTCCCCATCAAAGGTAATATCCAATACGTGCGAAGTTCCATCTTCTCGATATTCGGCAGTTGCCAGTCGGATAAAATGTTCATCTAGAACTCCGTGGGTTTCGATTGGCTTTCCAGAACGAGAAACGAAAGTTACGGTTTTCCCCTTGACAGTAACATTGACCCGCATACCGTCTTCCTTTAGGTCTACTCGAACTCCAGTAGACCACGGAAGTTTATCAACAAGTTTCTTCTCAAACTTTTCACAAAGCATGACAGGGTATTCGTGCACAAAGTCTTTCCCGAATACTTTATTTGCTGTGGAGTGTGACACTCCACACTTCAAATCCTTTTCGATGATTCGCTCAATCACATAAGCATTTTCTTCGGAACACTTTGAAAGAAGGTCTGCTAGGAAATTGATTGCTGCATTTCCTGTGAGTATACGACCGGATATAACAATCAATTGTCCGATAGCATCTTGCAGTGAAAGCTCTTCGGTTGTAAAGGCATATTTTGGAATCTTTCTAATGTAGAAGTTTAGATGCGGATTCAAAGCCATCTTAATCACATCCTTGAGGATTTCGTTATCCTTTTCAGATAAGAGGATGGCTTCTTTTTCTTTGCGAGAAGAAGTATTTTCCAGCTTTTTTAGAATTTGATATACAGTCATAGTGTTTCCATAATAAGTTTCTATAAATAGTTGATCTATAATAAGTACAACTCGGAGTAAAATATGTTACTAAAGCTATACCTTGAATCTTCGTTCATTCTAGAAGAAGACGATGAAGAAGTCAAACTTACCAAGAAGCAGATTCAAGAGCTTGCTAAGGAATGGGCCTTCTTGGAACGACAGGCAGCAGTCATGAACATCATCACCAAGAAGATTGCTTCTCGGGTTGATCAGATTCAATCTCAACTTCTACCAGTGGTGAAGAAGGAAGAGGCTAAGTCAATGACTGTGAAGCATGCCATGCTAGAATACACAACAAGGAAGACAACTTCAGTCAAGTACCAGAAGGCGTTTGAGCGTGCTCTTGAGTTAGTAAACGATGAGCAGAAGAAGTTTCTTGAAGAGTACAAGGAAACAGTTACAACAAGAGGTGTTATTGAAAATGTTAAACTTGTTGATCCTAAGTTAGCACAAGTGTTGAATGAACTACAGACCTTGGATATTACAAGTCTAATTGAACTACTTCCTCGTGTCAAGAATATTGAAGAATCTGTTGGTAGAAGTGTAGCAGAAATACAACAAGAGATTTCTTCGTTGATGCAGAAAGCCTTGACTGCCGACAGAAAGTCCATGCCAGAGATTAACACAAGGTTGGGTCAACTTCAAAAAGAAAAGCGGATTGCTCTTGACAGGGAGTTCGAAGAGAAAAAGTTGAAAGAGGCTTCGGCTACTGATAGAGTTAAGGGTGCCATTTCGAAGCTTGTCGAGATTTTCCTAGCCAAGCTAAAATCTTTGACTCGCACCCAGAAGTCCTCTATCATGGCTGTTGATCAACTAGAGGAAGCTGCCTCGGCTGAATAACTTGGAGAATTTTATTGTGAACGACTTGACTGTGGCGCTACTCAAAGCGCAAGTAGATATAATGCGAGCGGCGAACAATCTAGACAATGCGTTCGTTGTCGATTTAGTTGACGGCATCTGCATCAGCGACGTAGAATATTGTCTGTATGAATTGAAAGCCGCGATTTATGAATTAGAACAACAAATGAGTAGACCTAAAAAAATGAAAGAAGAAAAATGTATCGAGTGCGGTGCACCGGCAGTTTGGTTTCGCAACACTCAATTTTGTGGCACCCACCCATATTGTGAAGAATGCGCGAAGAAGGAATCAGACTTTAATACTTCTGATCCTTCTTATTACTTGTGGTCTAACAATCTATCAGAGTAAATTATAACTTAAACAAAAGAAGAGGAAATTAATCATGGCAATTGAAAACAAAGAAGCATTCGTACTACCAAGCAACCCCCAAGATCGCAAGAACATTCTCGATCTTTTCGAAGAACTGTCGAAGTGCCTCACTCGCATCGAGGGCGAAAAGACGTACATCAAGGAAGCAATCGACATCGCATCCGAAAATTACAACATTCCCAAGAAGGTTCTTCGCAAGGCAGCTAAGGTTTATCACCAGCAAAACTTCGATCAAGTAACAGCCGAAGAAGAGCAGTTTGCAGAGTTCTACGAACAGATTGTGAATCTGGAAGCGTAATGAAAAAGGGGCCAATGGCCCCTTTTCTTTTTGCTGCTTTTTGTTTAAGCAATCACGCCCCAGATAACTTGGCGGCGACCACGCTTGCCTTCTTCCTTTTCGGCCAGACCGAGCTTAGCGAACTTGCCGAGCTTGACGAAGTAGTTCAGTGCGTTGTGAACTTCGACAACATTCACACCATACACTGCGGCAAGTTCGACAGCGGTGAAGCTTTCAACTCCGAGTTCTGCCTTCACATTCAGGACGCGCTCACGGAGCTTCAGGGTTTCTTCGGAAGCCTTGCGACCTGCGCCAGTGACAGCCTTGCCGCCAGCTTCCTTCAGAAGCTCAACTGCGAGAGCTTCGATCTTGGCGCGGCTCACTTTGTTGGCCTTGGCGAATTCGGCGATCTTGGCGGTGACGTTGACGTTGAGTTCCATGGTGTTTCTCCTAATCAAAGTTTGTTTCAGTGAGTGTATTGTAAGGCAGTTAAACTTTACTGTCAAGCACTTTTTACATCTTTCGGTTAGGTGACTTACTTGCTGTTGTCTCAACCGATGTGTGTATTGTATAGAATCCCTCACACATAGTCAAGCACTTTTTAAAACTTTTTAGAACCCTACTCTATGCCTGTCTCCGACCATTCGCTCGAACGTTGATTCGTAGAATCTTGCTCTAGGTCTAAGACCAATCGCAGTTGTGTTGTTAACTGAGTTGACGCTACTAGGAGCAATCACAACAGGAGCAGACTGATTCGACTCTCGTTCTATGGACTCTTTAACCTCTGAAAGTTTGGTTGTTTGAGACTCAATTTCTGTTCCTGTAGACTTTGCGACTGGTGCGGACTTGTCAAGTATCGCTCTGTTTGGTGAAATATTTTCTTTGGGAACATAAAAGTCGAAGTTCTTTCTAAGGGCATCTGCCACTTCTTGAGGGACTTCGTTGTTGGCGGCATACCTCTGCCACTTGATTTTTTGTGCGTCCTTTTTTCTTCCTGTGAAGTCCCACCATCCAGTGTCAGCATCGTCTTCGATTTGCTCGACCATCGACATTTCCGATCTTGGCTTTTCAATGCCCGCGCCCCCCAGAAGCTTCTGGCTCTTGTTGACAAAACTGCCAACTTTTGTTAGCTTGCCGTTCTCATCAAAGATTTCTGCTTCTTCAATTTCCCTTACAATTTCTGTGGCTATATAGGTAGCAGCCAAGGGGGCGAAAACTCTAGTAGACAAGAAGCGAATCGCCCTGACAATACCTGCACCAAAATTTTTGAATGCATTCTTCAAATCTTTTACCGACACGTCTATGTCGGGGAATATGTCGGGCAATCCACTAAACATCTTTTTTATTGCTGCTAGCTTGTCAGTAATCTTTTCTGATAGGAACCCGAAAATTCCACCAATTCCTGCAAGGGTGCTCATCAACCAGTCAGACTTAGATTCTACCTCTTCGGTTCTTACTGTCAGTTCTTCGTTTTGTTGAGACTTGGAGCCTTCCAGTCTTCTCACTCTTGAACTTTCTTCTGAAGCCTCTTCGTCAGACAAAGCTTTGCGCTTGTTGAATGCCAGCGTATCCGCTATAGAGTCAGATATGACGTACAGTGCCCCGATGATTCCATTTTCTGCGTCGTCAATCTTTTGGTATAGTTTGGAAGCATCTTCTTTTCTTTCCTGTTGAACTGCGGTCAACCGATTATCCAGCTTAGAAATACCGATGACGACAGAGGTTAGGTTGCTATCTATGGCCGAACTATACTCTATAAACTTTCTCTCAGAAAGCCCCACAGAAGCATTTCTAGAAACCTGAGAGGTTTTTGTTCTGCTATCTCTGCTATCGTTTGATGGTGTTTTGTCGGAGGAAGATTCTCTTTCTCTGCCAGAAGACAAGAAGTCTCTAATTTCAGAAATCTTTTCTTCCAGACTTTCGCTACTCGACCCCAACTCCGATAGTCGAACTCTTTGCTCTTCTAGCTGCTGAAGCTCTTTTATAGAGTTCTTTCTATTCTCTAGGTAAATCTTTGCTTCTTCTAGAGCCACCTTTCGATCTTCGATTGCTGCAAATTCTGGGTCGTTATCTGCTAGGTACTTCGCCTGCTTGTTTTCTCTTGCTCTCCCGAGAGTCTGCTTGGCTAGAAATCCGCCAATACCAGAAACCATGGGGTCAACGATCTTTCCTAACAATAAGTCCAAAGAGCCGAAAATTCCCTTCTCCAAGTCTTTAAAGATCGGGGGTAGCTCTTCGAAATTAACTAGAGAATCTGTTGCTTTTCTCAGTGTGTTGCTAGCAGCCAATCCCGGATTCTTCAGCGCCTTGATGTCGTTTCGGATTCCCAGAAAGTCTTTAAACCCTTTAGTCATGGACAGGCTCAATTCCTTCCTGTACTTGCTTTCTTTAAAGTCTCTACTTTCTTGGGCCGACAGAATCCCGTCCACAGTTTTTACTTGTCTGCGATGTATTTGTTCTTGGTTTGCCAAGAATGTTTCTTGGCGCTTAAGGTTAGCTTCTTGGTTGTTTGCAAGTTGCTTTTGCTTAGCCATGATCCAATCAACAAGAGAAAGCGTCTTCTGGTTCAGAGCCTTGGCTTCGACCACATAGTCTTCGTACTTTCCGAACTTGTCAATTAGCTTTTCTTGTTGATTTTGGATATTATTATTGATCATAGTTTACCTTGAATTTTCTAATCTGATCTTTTCTTCTTTTAGATGAGCCAACAACAAGTTGACATATACTTCTCTTTCCCAAGGTAGCATTCCGTCAAGTTCACTTAGGGAGTACCCATGGCTGTTCTTTAGTGTGAAGTTGGCTCTATAGTATTCTTCAAGGGATTCATGACAAACCATTACATAAAAAAATCGGATACGTTGTCTAGAACTACTTTATTCGAGTGTCCGCAGTGAACGCAGTTGTGATCCGCTTCATACACCACAGAAGGAATTGATTCGAAAAAGCTCTTTACTTTGTTCATTTGAAACTCGGTAAGAGATTCTACGAACTTTACCAATTCTTCTGTTGATTGTTCCTTGGCATCGTATACATCTTCACCATATACAATTGCTTCGATGCACTTTGCAATTTGTTCAAATACGCTGTCAATGTTTTCTGGATCAAAGTTCACCGAAGAATCTAGGGTCGGATACTTCATCAACAAAAATAGTTCTTCGTTAAGCTTAATCTTGTTTTGTGCTTCTCCGCGAACCTCGACTTTTTCTAGATTGAGTTGAGCGGGGAACACCTTTCCACAACCCTTGCACTCCACGCCAACATCGACAACTTCGCCTGCGCTTTTGCTTCTGAGTTGAATCATGATGTATTCGATGTCAAATGCTGGCGCTGAATCGACATCAAATTTTTCATATGTGCAATTAGTCAACAAAGCTTTCAGTGCAGCTACAGTTGATTCTTTGTTGTTTTCCAGTTGGGCCAGCAAAAGATTCTTTTGTTCGCCCACATTGTATGGGCGATATTTCATTTTCTTCTTGCTCGAAGGAAGTGTCAATTCATATGTTGGTGCTGTGTTAATCGATGATAAAGACATTATTAAACCTCATGTTAAAATTTATTAAACGGAGCAATGAATTTGCCCAAGTCCTGATATACACCCAAGCTTCTGATTTTGTCGGTGATCTTTGATCCCGCGTAATCGGTTCCCCACTGAACAATGTCCTCTACTTTATTAAAAGGTAGTTGGTATTCATTGAAAATTCCGCCCAAGAATGTATTCCAGAAGTAATCATCTCGAACGCCTTGTACGTCAACTGGAGTCCAATACCAATAAGCGAAGTTCACGTCTAGCGAATGTGGTTGGGTGGTATCGGCAGAAAGCTGTAAGTCGTTAATGATTTTAGGGAATGCGCCGACCAGCACAACAGAGTAAACGTCGTTCCCTTGATGATCAAGTTGGGTTATCTTGATTTCCGTTGCATATTCGTCGAAGTATGACAAGTGAAAGTTTTTAAGAGATTGAATCTTCTCAACCCACAAATCAAAAAATCTTTTGATATTCATGTTACGGTCAACATAAAACAAAATTGGAGTGCTTTCCGAACCCGATCTTTCGTATGCGTATTGTCTGGCTGGACCGTAAGTTTTGATCTGTCCTGTGTTCAACATTACTTTTGGCATGGTAGCCATAGTGCAATAAAGAGAAAGGTCTTCTGTTGTTGCGTGTGTGTCTTCTGCCAACAAGATAGGCGGAATTGTGAAGTCTACTCTGTATTTTGATTGCAGAGCAATTCCATCTCTACCAACTTTGTCCATGAATTTTCTTAGTGACATTTGAAACCTTCTAAATTTTCTAACAGCATTTCTTCTGAGGCTGCGCCCTTGGTTAGATTTATTGCGCCCTTTTCGGTTAAAATTACAAAGTCCATACTATTTTTCTTACAGAATTCAATCGCAGCTTTCCACTTGCTCATATTTACGTGATAGGTCAGGACTTCGTTTATGTAATACTTTGACTTTTTCTTCGGCGGAACAGGAGGTTGAGTTTGTTTGTGAGGCTTTACTTCGACGAGTGCTCTACGAGTTTCACCTTTCCTGTCTTCGTATTCTAATATGAAGTCTACGAAATACCTATGAACTTTATTGTCAACGACAGATACATACGGAATAACAACGCCTTCCATGTTGAACTTTTTTACTGCGGGGTTGTTATCGATCCAACGGCAAAATGATAGCTCCCAAGAAGACCTGTATACGATGTTGTTTACATCTCCGACGTACTTTTCTGGGTGTTTGGGTTTATATTTTCCCTTGTGAAATTTTGCCATTGCGTCATAAGTAGTAGTTAGTCATCACCTATTTAGACACGGAAATTAAAATGCTAGACAAAATCTTTGGAAATTCAGCCCCATCCTACTCTACAGGATCGTTCTTGCCGCAAGACTCAGAAAACGGATACGGTCAAGTTTCTGCCGGGAGCGGATACGACTTTAAGAGTTATCAATACCCAACAAACTTGGGAGAAAAGGCCGATCCTCACTACATGGTAATTTATATAAATGTGGATTCGCAGTCAAAGTATGCGGGAAGGACAGGAGACTTGGGCAACGTTGTGGCGACTGAACAAAATAGAATCAGCACCAGCATCGGGGACTCTATAATCGGAAAGGCCGGACAAAAAGTTTTCGATTACTTGGAAGACATATTCGATGTGGACCTCGACAACCCTTCAGGTGTAACCTCAAACAAAATTATTGATCAAGCAATTGGGGCGACATCTGGAACCTTCACCAAAACAATGAAGCGCATTAACAGGGCAATCATTCTGCCTGTTCCAGCAAACTTGGGAGCAGACTATGGAATTTCGTGGGAAGGCGAAAACCTTGGGGTAGGAGCAGACCTTTTCGATTCTATGTCTAAGACCCAGTCCCAAGAAGCGATGAACGAGCTTGGCAAAGTCGCAGGAACGATTCTAGCCAGAACTGGCGCAAGGGTTGGTGCGGCAGTAATAAACAATCCACTAACTCAAAGAGTATTTGGAGACAAGCTAGCGGATGGAAAGGCGCTTGCAGACAAGCTAACAAGAACAGCAATCAACCCAAGAAAAGAGCAACTATTCAAGAACGTCGGCTTTAGAAAGTTTAATTTCTCTTGGACTTTAGTTCCAAAGAACGACTTCGAATCTTTGGTGATTACCAACATCATACAAGAGTTGAAGTTTCACATGCACCCAGAGCTAAGCACAGGTGGGTTCTTCTATGTGTATCCTTCTGAGTTCGACATTAAGTTTTATTTCCGGGGAGTAGAGAATACTTTCCTGAATAAAATTTCAACCTGTGTCTTGACAGACTTGAAAATTTCCTATACACCAAACAACGAGTTTGTG